TACGGTGATTCGTACGAGTTGCCCTTGATGTACAACAACCGCAAAGAGTTAAAGAATGCCGACAACGGTGCGACCTTCTACGTTGGGTCTGCCAACTCCGGCGATCTTGGCCGCTCCGATACTTTAACCAACGTCCACTTCTCCGAAGCTGCTAAATACAAGAACTTCAAAGACATCTACAAATCAGCATCTCAGGCAGGTACGCCAAAACTTATCTTCATCGAATCCACGGCAAATGGTACAGGCAATCTCTACCACACCATGTGGACTGGAGCAGAAGAGAAGAGCAATGGCTATCGCCCACATTTCTTCGGCTGGGACAAAAATCCTGAGTATTCATTGCACATGCCAGAGGATGAAGCTCTCACCTCAGAGGAACAAGATCTGATGGTGCGCTTCTCTTTAACTAAGGATCAGTTAATGTGGCGTCGCCAGAAGATGAAGGAGTTTGATAACGAGAACGACTTTCGCGAAGAATACCCACTCACGCCGCATGAAGCTTTCGTCTCTTCCGGCTCTCCTGTCTTCAATATCCGCTCCCTGGAGTGGTATGAGACAAACAAAGACGCCATCGTTGAGCCAAAGGCCATCGGCAGATTGTTGGGCTTTAAGACTCCTGTTTTAGAGGAGAATCCAAGAGGCTACATCAGTATCTGGAAGCTCCCGCAAAAAGGAGAGCAGTATGTGATCGGTGCTGATACTTCTGAAGGCAAACCTGATGGTGACTTCTCATGTGCGCAAGTCATCAACCGCAAAACCTTTGAGCAAGTAGCGGAGTGGCATGGCAAAGTTGATCCTGATTTATTTGGCCGTGAGTTATTCAAGTTGGGTGTTTACTATAACGAGGCTGTTATTGCTCCAGAGCGCAACAACCATGGCATTGCCACCATCATGTCCTTGCGGGATACCGATTACCCAAACCTTTGGGTGCGGGAGCGCATCGGCGAGATGACTGAAAAGTTGATGCCGGAGTTTGGTTGGGTAACAGATATGAAGAGCAAGGCAGAAATGATCGGCTATGGCCAAGAATTTATCCGCAATAAGTTGGGCTTGATCCACTCTAAAATGCTGCTGAAAGAATTATTTGACTATCACTTTGATGAGAAGGGCCACGCTAACGCTGTGCCTGGATCCTTTGATGATCGGGTTATTGCCTTCTTGATTGCTTGTGTGCTTTGTAATAGAGTGCCATTGGAAGCTGAGTCGTCTAACCCAATCATGCAGGCTCGCGATAGTGGTGGTGACGTTAATGATTTATCCATGGAGTCGTCGAATGATTTTGCGGCTTCAGAGTATTTTTAGGGAGATTTATGTACGAAGATAAAAATAAAGATCTGTTTACTCGGTTTGAAAGTACCTTCACCTATCATCCGCCAACTAACTCTCAAGCAGAGCGCTACGTTGATATCCGCGCTAAAGCTAGAGAGTTAGCGGAATTAATAGCCAATAATTGCCCTCCTTCGCGGGAACTGTCACTTGCTATGACAAAACTCGAAGAAGTAGTGATGTGGGCTAATGCATCAATTGCGAGGAATGAACACAATGAGTGAGAATTTGGAAGAACAACTATCCGTAGCTCAGACGTTTTTAGTGTTACTGAATAAGTTGACGCCAGAGCTGTATGCGATTAAAGAGCTGAATGATTCCCATGCAGGGGATATTAAGTTTGGTGAAGTCCGTATTATTGAATATATCCAACATGGCAGAGTTACCAGAGTTGAATTGGAGAGTGTTCGCGACTCACGCCTTGTTGAAGACAAAATATGATAGTAAGAACGTATGACTTCCCTAGTCGGTGGTGGATGGATTTGTCTTATCTTGCCTGGACTAACATGTATGGCGATCTAATCGGAGAGCTAGAGGCCGATCATTTTATTGGCTGGGCACCGCGCCATATCGACGAAGTTCCTCTCTTTGATAGGCTACTTGATGAGTTGTTAATCCGATATCCTTCACGTCTCTATTGATAATCTTTTTTCCTTGTGCTATTTGTTAAGTAATTAAAGATCAGAGCGAAAAACGCGCGATCTGAACAGACTATATTCCATAGTCTTTCAGGTCGCTTTTTTTATGAGAACAATTGATCAAGTCAAATCAGATGCAACTGCCCGTTTTAATCCTAATAAAGGAGAGAACGGTATGGTTACTCGAGGAGATATTCTCGACATCTTGGAGTTTTATCAAGATCCAAGGAATGAAGTAACGCATGTGAAGGCAGTGCTTGATGATTTGAGTTTTGTCACAACTGAGGAAAAAGACAGAATTCTTTCTGATTTACTGTCTTATCCGGTGTCTTATGAAAGGAACTAATGAAAAAGTTGGGAGGATTGAAACAAAGACCGCGTGGGCTTTATTACGCTGACAAAGAAACACGAAAGCGGGTTGCTCAATCAGGTGGATTGGCAAAGGCAAAGAAAGCGAAGGAGAAAACTGCATGAGTGAATTAGTCATTGTCGCACTGATCGTTACTTTTGGAGTAGTGATTATTGCGTTCATGGTTATTCAATACCTTCAGGGTAAACGCATGCAGGATCTGCTCAAGGCTCGTGATTTGCCGGAGTTTTATAAGGTAAACAAGAAAAAAGGTCAAAGTCTTCCTACCGATCCAAATAGGATTGCCAAAGAAGAACCAAATGAAATTGATTTAACTGACGACAAATTATTCGTACTACCTGAAGAGTTTAAGGTTCAATTTGAAGGGGAGGAGGAGACTCGTGATATCCGGATATTCCGTGACGGGTCTGTAGCAAATGGCTGATCTTGAAAGTAAAACACCAGCACAATCCGATTTGCCTGATCAAAACTATGATCCGGCTGCTGAAGAAGCTGCCCGACTTGAGCAAGAAGAAAAACAAAAAGGAGCTGCACGTCTTCTCAGAGCACAAAATGCATTTCGTGTTGCTGCTGATTCTCGTCGCCGATATGACTGGGAATGGTTATCTCGTGATTTATTTCGCAGAGGCTATCAATTCTCTCGCTATAATCCTACTAATCGTACTGTTGTACTTGCTAACAAAGTTTCAACTCGCATCCCCGTAAACCTCACTACAGCAGCAATGCGTGTTATCCGCAACCAAGTCACCTCATTTCGTCCAAAATGGGAAGTTGTTCCAAAGCCAGGGGGTGGGGACAAGGCTCAAGAAGGAGCAGTGTACCAGGCTAAATTGCTTGATGGGACCTGGAAAGAGCAACGATTAAAGAAAAAAGTTAAAGAAACTGTTATGCAAGGGTTAATCACTTCTGTTGGTGGTCCCTGGCAAATGGGGTGGGATCCAGATGTTGAGAATCGTGATGGATCAAAGGGGAATGTTGTTATTTGGCAAATTGATCCGTTTGACTTTTATATTGACCCAAATTGTACCGATGGACTCGCATTTACTGACGCTGAACATTTGCACAAAGCGGTGAGACGTTCACTTGATGAGGTTAAAAACAATCCAGACTATAAAAATACTGAACTCCTGCAAACGGGGGATCCTCGTGTTGCTAATTCTGAGTATAAGCAGTTCTTACTCCAAACACTCAAATATATGGGGCAAACTTCCTTTGATGAAGGGGAAACGGTTATTTTGAAGGAAACCTGGATGAAGGAGCGAGATGCAAACGGCAAAGTGAAAATTCGTGTTATCACCTGGGTTGATCATATTAACCTTGCTCTTCGTGATGAACTTTTGGATGAATCTGACTATCCATTCCGCATGTATCAGGCTGATATCAATCCTTTGGAGGTGTATGGTGAATCGTGGGCTCGTCATGTTATTCCGATCAATCGCGTTATTAATGCGCTTGAGTCTTCTACCTTTGACTATAACTATCGCTATGGTCGTGGCAGGTTGGTCATTGATAAAAATGCGGGTGTTAGGCAAGTAGACAACTCACACGGTGGCATTATCGAAAAGAATCGTGGCGCTGAAGTACGCACGCTTCCCCTGCAGCCACTTCCATCCTCATACGATAACCAGATTCAACGCATGCGCGGATACTTTGAAGATATCTCAGGAGCACATGACGTTTCATTGGGACGTATTCCTAATGGTGTTAAATCAGGTGTTGGCGTTGCAGAACTTAAACAAGCTGATGCAACGAACCAAGATGACCTTGTAGATAATCTCGAAGATTTCTTGGTTGAAGTTGGGACAAAGGTACTCAATCTGTATGCTAAGAATTTGGATACGCCCCGGGTATTTGAAGTTCCCGGAACGGGAGGGCAAACAGAGTTTTTTGCTGTTGTCGGTGAAGATTATGCAAAACGTCGCAAAAACAAAGACTCCGTTCGTATTGGACAACAGGATTATCCGCTTATTGTTCTTCCAAACACTTCCAAAGTTGATGTCCAGATTGGCTCATGGCTTGCTTATTCTAAACAAGCACAACAAGAAGAGCTCAAAAATCTCTATCAAATCCAAGCAATTGATCAACGCACCCTGCTTGAGCACCTAGAGTTTGGTGATATTGAAGGGATTCTTGACCGAACCCGTGTGGAGCGGCTCTTGAAGGCGCGTGCAGGAACCCCAGGCAATACGCAATCAAATGTTCCCGAAGAAGAATTAGCTCGGTCAGAAAACGAAATGATGCTTGAAGGCAAACAAGTTGATGCACAACCGCAAGATGATCACGAAGTTCATATCGCAGTTCACCAGGAAGCATTCGGGAAAGGCGCTGATGACGCTATCAATGCTCATATCCAACAGCACCAAGCGCTGATGCAACAAGCTCCTGCCGGAGCAAGTGGCACTGCTCCCTCTGGTGGAGGTAGTGCAGCAGCAGGTCCGGGAACACCGGGCACACTTCCTGCAACTACAGGTGGTGGAATTCCTGCTGGGGTTGGTCCAACAGCTCCACCAGATATTCTTTCGCAGGTAGGGCAGGCAGCAACACAAGGATTACAACTTGGACGCTAAAGGAGGCTTTTATGCCACTTACAACTAAAGGCAAAAAGATCATGGCAGCAATGACAGAAGAATATGGAGAGAAAAAGGGGAAACAAGTCTTTTATGCGTCGAAAAACAAAGGAAGAATTAATGGTGTTGAACGTGTTCGCGATGCAGCGAAACGTCTTTTGAAAGGTGGTGAGAAATAACTATGAGTCATTTTGTAGATGAAAGTGGGTATCAAGGTGCAGGATCCGATTTAGGATCAGCCGATACTGATACTACAAAAGTTAACAAGGAGTGTGGTCCTGGTCGTTATTTTGACGGCGAATCCACAAAGAAAAACAAATTTAAAACGATGACACCTGAATCTGATTACAAATCAAATTTAGGGTCGTCAAATTAACATCATTCCTGGTAGGCGTAGGGATTGCGACTAGGCACCACCGGTGCATTGAGAGATGTGACTGCAAGTGTCCTTTAAGTCGTAAATCCTATCCCTACCAGGAGTGGTAGGCTTCTCGCTTAACCTAGCGTTAAAAGGTTCGAGTCGTTGCCGTAAGTAAACGTATTATTCATTTTCATTTAAAGGGGTGAGGTATGTCAGAAAATAATCAAGATGATTTAAATCTTGATCTGAACACAGAGGATGAGGAAACGCCTCCTGCTCCCACCGCAGGAAAAGGAACTGGCTCCGGTGATGAGGACGACCGGAAGTCGCAGGAAGAGATCGAGTGGGCTCAGTTAAAGGGATCTACTCAGGATCGAGTTCGACAGTTAATTCATGAGCGTGACGAAGCTCGTCAGCTTGCGAATACTAAAAAACAAGATACTGAAGTTCCCCCAGCTCCTCCGGCTCCTCCCAGCGGTTCTCGATTATCAGCAGAACAGCGCGACGCGATTGATAATCTCCGTGCTGCAGGTGTGATAACTCGAGACGACCTCGAACAGGTTGTCGGCAAGATGTTGGAGCAAAACCAACTTCGTGAAGATAGACGCACCTTGAATGATGCGTACGAAAAGCTTGAAAGCCAATTTGACGGCTCAGACTTCCCCGTGAAGTTTGATCGCACTGAGGTTGAAGATTTTATGCGCAAGAACGCGATCTATGATCCGCTCGTTGCATTCAAGAACATGTACGAGGATGAATGGATTGATTGGAAGGTTTCGCAAAACGGCGGGACTAAATCTCGCACCAGTATTCGTTCTGAGAGACCAACTAATTCTTCCAATACTAAAGGTGAACCAATATCGGCAGAAGCAATTTCTGAACGATTGAAGCGACCCGATGGGAAACAATGGTGGGAGAAAAACCGGATGGCAATACTTCCGAAACTCGGAGATATTGCAAGTTCATAAAAGTCTTCCTGAAAAGCTTGTCCTTTTCTAGGAGGTGAAAGAAAAATATATGGCTAACATTACAAAAACTACCGCAGATGTCTTCTTGGCTGATGTGTGGAGCGCTGAAACTCTTCGCGCTGCTGAAGCTGCACTCGTTGTGGCTCCTTTGGTCAAAAGATACGATTCAATGGTGAAACAAAGAGGTGATGTGTTGCACATTCCTAAGATTTCCAATCTTACCGCTAACGATAAGACTGCAAATACTGATGTGACAACTCAAACCATCACGGAGTCTGAAGTTACTATCGATATCAGCAACTGGAAAGAAACTTCTTTCGAGATTGAAGATATTGTTAAGGTTCAGTCCAACTACGACTTAATGTCGGAGTATACCTCTAAGGCTGGTGAGGCTATCTCCCGCGCCGTTGATACAAGCTTACTTGCCTTGTACACCGGTTTCACCAACGCAGATGTCGGTACTTATGGTATAGACGTCACCGATGCAGCATTAGTTGCTGCGATCCAGGCGCTCGATGAAGCTAACGCTCCTATCGAAGATCGTGCATTCGTCTTCAAGCCTTCACAAAAGGCTGCAGTGATGAAGCTCGATAAGTTCGTAAAGGCTGACTACCTCGGTCAATACGACAAGCCAACTCCAGTTAAAACCGGTCCAAACAACCGCTATCTCTGGGGCGAGATCTATGGTGTACCGTTCTACTACACCACTCAAATTCCAACGACTGCTGGGACAACTGTTCAGACACACAATGTTCTCATCCATAAAGAAGCTTGGGCTTTGGCGCTACAACAGGCTCCACGAACTCAATCAACTTATTGGCAGAGAAGTTTGTCATGGCTGACAACCGTTGACGTCATTTATGGTGTTAACTCACTCAGAACTGACTTCGGCGTTGAGATCCGAACATAATTTCGGACTCTCGGTTTCGGGAGGGAGCTGGCAGCACACTGAGGCTCCCTCCATTTTTAATAATTAGTGGAGGTTTTTTATATGGCTGACGAAGATTACATACAAAAACTTGCTGACGCTCAAAACGCTCGTCAGAAAAAACTTGCTCCTCTTGCACCAAAAACAACCACAAATACTTCTAACTACCAGAAGACCGGACCAATAGCTCGTCCTTCAGAAGTAGCAAAGAAAGCTGTTATGGGTGGCGTTGCAGCTGGTGGCGTTAAGAAGGCTGTTCAAGGCGCTGCAGTTGGCGCTGCTGGGGTGAAAGTAGGCAAGTTTGTTACTGATGCTGCGAAGCGTCTATTACAAAGAAAGCAACAACCGTTAAAGAATCCGGTTGTGGAATAACTTTATGATTGATTTTTCTACCTATAATCCAGCTCTTGCACTTAGATGTGATGGTTGTTTGACAGGGTTTCCAACAAAACTCTACCGAATGCCTAAGATTGTAGGAGGAATGATCCATGATTCTTGGCTCTGTTTTGAGTGTTTGCGCAAAGGCAATTTATTGTCTGGTGACACTCCCACGCGTTCTGAGCTGACGCGAAACAATCGCAGGTGGCAAGACGATATCCGTTCGCGTATCCTTGCGCCTGATGGTCGAACTGTATTGCGGACTAAGAGGTTTTAATGAAAATCGCGCTTGTAATACCTACGCGGGGCATCTTGTTTGCTGATACAGTGGTTTCATTTTTACGGGAGCTACAGGTTTTCGATGATCAATATATTTTCATCATTTCTGGGCTTCCGATGCCTGAGTCACATAATGAATGTGTACGTCAGGCACTTCGTACTGATTGTTCCCATATTCTTTTTCTTGAGGAGGATGTTGTCATTCCTTCTGGAGGTCTGGCGAAAATGGCTACATTGGCGATGAATGGCGCTGATGTAGTGCATATGGAGTACAACCTAGAAGGCGGGACGTCAGTTATGCATATTAAAGGCGAACTGATGTGGTGCGGTGTTGGCTGTACGCTATTCCACCGTTCAATCTTTGAACGTATCGGCGAGCCATATTTCCGGAATGACAAAACCCTTTCATATCAAGGCGACCAACTTGTTGAACTGGATCAGGTCAATAAGTATGGCGGGCATGACGTGCTGCTGGGCTTACAGCTTCGCAAAATGGGAGTGCCTATTGTTGTTGTTCCTAATATGCAGGCGAAGCATTTACGAATGAGCTCATGGGAGCGCAAAACAATTAATGACGGAGCACATAATATTTATTCTTTATAGGAGGTTTATATGGCAAGTGCTGATGCTGCAACAGAAACGAAGAAGATGGCGCTAACTACCGATGATTCTTCTCATCGTTTGGCAACAAACCGTAACGCTATCTATCTTGTTGCTGATGCCGATTGTTTAGTTCAGTTTGATGAGAATACTGGAGCTGATTCTTTCTTAGTAAAAGCCAATCAGTATTACCACATGGAGGCAATTCAAGTTACTGTAGTTCATGCGAAAGCAGTGACCGGAACTGCCAACTTGTATATTATGGCAGCTTCATAGAAGATATAACTGGAGGAGCATTTCGTGAACGAGAATGATATCAAACACCGCATGTTCTTATCGGGGCTTTTGGCTCAGATAAAGACAGATCTTGATGCTAGGTTCAAAGAACTTGGTCAAGCATTGCGGTCCACACTCTCGGTCGAAATTAAAAATGAAAAAGTTCTTACTAGTCCTCTTACTACTCTGGTTACTCTCATGCGTGAGCTACCTCGAAGAATCTTTCGGACTCGTATCGAGAATGAGGGAGAGTATTTCAAGCGGTTGGACGAAGTAAGTAACTCTTTGCAAATACTCTCCACTCAACTTCGTGAACAATTTGATATTGAGCGTGAAGAAGAGGGAGCAGGGCTATTTTCTCAGAAGAATTTATTGATGGAACTTATTGATAAGATTCAAGATGTTGAAAAAGCTGTCAAAGACATGAGAATGTCACAAAAAGAGGTGGTGTTCCCGAAAAGTCAGGAGGTTCATGGACATGTTTCAGTCCTCTCCTTGCCGGAAGTGACGGTTAAGAATCAATCAACCCCGGAAA